AACCAACAGACATTGAACCAGCAGGCGCACCTACCAATGGTACATACTGGTTAGACTTGGCTAATACAAGCTGGGGTATTTTTGAAGCATCAGCAATTGGTACATCTAGCTGGGTTACAAAAACTCCTTTAGTTATCACCGACTCTGCCGATACTGTCAGTTCTGCAGGTGTAGTTCCTGCTACTTCAATTGGCGCCAATGGTGATTATGCAGTTGTAGCAACTTCTACAGTTTCTAGTTATCAAGTATATAAAAAAATATCAGGCGCTTGGGAAATTTGTACAACAGCAAACTCTGCAATTTCCACAGTTTTTGTTTCAGCTCACTATAATATTCCTACAGCAACAGCGGCTGGTGATGTATGGTTAAAGACTACAAGTCCTAACAATGGTTTAAGTTTAGCAGTTAAAAAATATGTAAGTGCTAATATTCCAGACAATAGCCCATGGGTAGTTGTAGCAACTCCAGTTTATGTCAATGACTCGGCAGCTACTACAGGTTTTGCAAGTGCATTATCTGCAGGTAAAGTATATGCTAAAGCAGACACCGGAAGTGCCAATGTAGAATTACGTTATTATGACGGCAGCAACTGGAATGCATTAAATGAACAATCTGGTGCTAGTGCTCCGGTAGGCGCAACAATAGACGGTACATTGTGGTACAATACTAGTTTGGCAGTTGACTTATATGTAAAAGCAAATAGTCAATGGGAACCAATAGGCAGCGATATCACTATTGATTCTAATGCTCCAAGTAGTCCTGCAAACGGTGATTTCTGGATTGACAGTAGCGATGTAGAAAACTATCCTGGAATTTATGAATACGATGGTAGTTCTTGGGTTTCTCGCAATGTAACAGACCAAACAACTCCTAACGGTGTTGTATTTGCTGATTTAACCGTTACAGCTAGTGATACTACAAATGGCACAGGTGGAGCAACAGCAGTTGACGAAAATGCTCCTGATCCTTTATTGTATCCAAATGGTATTTTATTATGGAATGGTATCGTTTCAACAGGTAACGTTAAACAATACAGTGATGTATTGGATGCCAGTGGTGTTGCTACGGGCGACAAGGCATGGTTTACATTCAGCGGTAACAAAGAAGACGGTAGCCCATATATGTTGCGTAAAGCACAACGTCGAGCAGTAGTTAAATCATTACAAAGCGCGGTTGCCAGCAATGAAACAATTCGTGAAGAAATGACCTTCTTTACTTTGATTGCGGCTCCAGGTTATCCAGAACTAATCGACGAAATGTTGTCATTGAATACAGACCGTAAAGAAACAGCATTTGTTATTGTCGATACTCCAATGCGTTTAGCCCCACAAGGTCAAACATTGATCGATTGGATGAGCGGTAATAATGCAAGTAGCACAGGCGAAGATGGTTTAATTGTCAGTGGTGGTTCTGCATATCAGGCAGCATGTTACTACCCAAGTGCATTGGCAACTGATTTAAGTGGCAACGATGTTGTTGTTCCAGCAAGTCACGTTGTTCTAAGAACTTATGCATACAACGACCAGGTTGCTTATCCTTGGTTCGCTCCAGCTGGTTTAACACGCGGTGTTGTAACCAATGCAAGTAACGTGGGTTACATCAACGGAGAAGGCGAATTTATACCAGTGGCATTGACAACAGGTCAGCGTGATACATTGTATGGCGATGGCAGTAGAGTTGGTTTAAATCCAATTGCACGTTTCCCAGGACAAGGTGTTTATGTTTTCGGTCAGAAAACATTACAAACTGGTTCTAGTGCATTAGATAGAGTTAACGTTGCTCGTTTATTGGCTTACTTACGTGAGCGTTTTGATCCGCTGGCTCGTCCGTTTATATTTGAACCCAACGACAAGATCACTCGTGCTAATGTAAAACAAGTTTTTGATAGTTTCTTAGGTGAGTTGCTTGCCAAACGTGCTATCTATGACTTCATTGTTGTCTGTGATGAAACAAACAACACCCCTGCCAGAATTGACAGAAATGAATTATATGTTGATGTTGCCATCGAGCCAGTTAAGGCCGCTGAGTTCATTTACATTCCAGTTCGTGTTGTCAACACAGGCGAGTTATCATAATGATAAATAACATAGCCGAAGGAGAAACAACATGGCAGATTTAACACAATTTGGAGTTCCAACAACAGGCACTAATGCAATGGTGATGCCTAAACTCCAATATCGATTCAGAGTTAACTTGTATAACTTTGGTAGAAACAACGGTAGTACTGTTGAGATGACACAGAATGTAGTTAGTGTAAATAGACCTAGTCTAACACACGATGAAATTACTTTGGATGCTTACAACAGTCGTGCTTACCTTGCTGGCAAGCACAGCTGGGAACCAATTACTTTAACTTTACGCGACGACATCAACGGTACAGTTACCAAGCATGTAGCAAGTCAATTACAGAAACAATTAAACCAAGGTTTACAAAGTGCTCCAACAGCAGGACGTGACTATAAGTTTGGTATGGTAATTGAACAGCTAGATGGTAGTCAACCAGGGTTAGTCATTGAAAGCTGGAGTTTAAATGGATGTTTCATCCAAAACGTAAACTACGGTGAAAACAATTACGCAACTAGTGATGTAATGCAAATTACACTACAGATCCGATATGATGCCGCAGACATTCACGGCGATGCAGTCGGTGCAGCCACTACACAAGGCGCATTGACTACTGGCGTATTACCGATTGGCGCAGGCAACTCTGCAACATAAGGATAATACATGGCGGCATTAACTGACGCTATGAAATGGTACAACTTAGGCGGGCTTAAAGCGGCCCGCCTAAAGTTCCATTTTAAAGTAGAAATCTTTAGCGCACAATATACAGCAGAACTTCAAACACCAGCTAGGCTGATATTTGATGCTGTTCGTACGATTGAACTTCCTAAGTATAGCATAGAAACAGAAGTAGCAAACGCATGGAACGTGCGTCAACCTATCCCAACTAAAATTAACTTTGAACCGATCAGTATCTCATTTACTGATACGTTAGATAACAGGTTTCAAACTTTTATTAAAAACTATATGAACATCATCAGTGGTAATTTTGCACCACAGACAAAGTCGATGCGTAAAGGCTTTGATGGTTTTGGTATCAGGATGTTAGAGACTGGTAAAGATTGTCCTATAGATAAAATTGTTATTACTAGATTTTACGGCGCAGATGCTGATAGAGAAAATCTACAAACACCCAGTGTAGTGACATTATGGCGCCCGAAGATTGTCGATGTGCAACATGACACATTAGATTATAGTGTCAGCGAAGCAATTACATGGCAAGTAAGTTTACGTTATGAAAGCGTTACATATACTGATAGTACTTCATCGACAGTCAGTAGTCCGCAAGCAACAACTGGTAGTCCGCAGGCAACTTCTGCCAATCGAGATAACTCTTATGCTAAACAAGTAGAAGAGCAAATTAAATTAAATAACACTATTCCTCCCAAAGATTTAAATGCAGAAAGTGTAAAGCAATCTCAAACGGCAGCAATGTCGCCTACTAGATCAATCGATCAAGCAGTTAATAGATTAGGAGATCCAAATGCGGCTCCTTATACAGGTGATGACCCTATAATCAAGGCAAGACTTGCCAGCGGCCGAGGTTAACATATGGCATTAGAAGCATCTAAATATGACGTACTTTATGGCAAACTATTAAAATTAGGACTTGCTGTTGATCAAGCAAAGACATTATCAAAAGTGTTATATGATATTAGTATAGAACAAGGCGTATCCACAGACGAATTACTAAAGTATGTTAATTCAAATGGGTTGAGATATGACAATGAAGTATATGCATTACTTAATAAGGCCAGAACAAACAGCAGTCAAATTGGATATATAGATCAAGACAACATACCTTCCGCGATTGTCAAACAGGCAGTATAAATGGCTTATAACTTTACACAAGGATATTTTACACCTACTAATCCGAGCAAGTATATAGGTAGTAATAGCCCAAAGTATCGTAGCAGTTGGGAACTAACAGTGATGCGATTCTGTGATAATCACCCAGCGGTTATAGGATGGGCCAGTGAAAGTTTACGCATACCTTATCGTAATCCATTTACAGGAAAAGACACAACATATTATCCAGACTTCTTAATCACTTACCAAGACAAAGCTGGTAATAAAATCAGTGAAATTATCGAAGTTAAGCCACGCAAACAAGCTAGACTAGATGAAGCAAACACACAGCAGGAAAAAGCCGCAGTGGTGTTAAATATGGCCAAGTGGGAAGCATGTAGACTTTGGTGCCAACGTCATGGTATGAAGTTTAGAATACTCACAGAAGAAGATATATATAATAACTGGCAACCACGAACTGCTGCCAAAAGAACGAAAAAACGATGACTAAAAAACTTGAAGATTTTTTTAATGTAGAAACTACAGAATCAGATGCAGAGGATCAACTGCCTTTGACAGCCGAAAAAGTAGTTCCAATAGAAACAACTATCGCTCTAGTTCACGAACAACTGACCATAGCAGATAGAATTGATCGAGCACTGCCTACCGTTAGAGGATTGGACGTAGAAGACAGAGATTTAGATGATTATGCAGAACGTGCCATGGAAAGTTTCGAGCGTTTAATGGATCTTGGCTATAATATGGATGATAGAAATGCAGGTAAAGTATTTGAAGTAGCCAGTACCATGATGAATAATGCCATTTCTGCTAAAACAGCCAAGTTGGACAAGAAGCTAAAGATGATCGATCTACAGTTAAAGGCAGCTAAACTAGCACAAACAGCCAAAACTGAAGATGATAATAGCCCACAAGGCCTGGGTGATTTAACTACAGATCGCAATGCTATATTGAATCTAATCAGCCAGAACCTTAAAAACAAAGATAAATAAAGTATCGGAGAAACGAAATGCCTACTCTATTTGAATACATTGAACAACTAAAAGAAAAACACGAAGTGCGTGTTAAATTCGCCTGCGAAGTAACAGACGAAATGATGGACAAGATTGAGCGTCACTTGCAAAAGTATGATGCTGAAAAAGTCTCAAGTCCAAGCAAAACAATTTTACAAGCTCGTCCATTAGACTTTCCTAACTTGGACATGGGTGAGATTTATATCATTGATTTTACTAGCAACTTGCCAGTAAGTAATCACATGCTTAAACAAGAACTAGCAAAACTATTAAATGTCAGTGAAGGACTGGTCGTTGTTCGTGGTGTAAACGAAGATCGTGAGATAGAACAAGAAGAAGAAAAGTTTCAAGATAAAAAAGAAGAATATAAAGTTAAGTTGGGCGCAGACTATGACAAAAGCGAAGGCAGTGATGTCAAAGCCGCAGAAGTATTCGGCGACAAGTTTAACGGTAGTTTATTAAAAGAACTTAAAAAGATCAGTGACAGCAAAAAGAAGGAAATTAAAACTCCAAAGATTGTTAAAGATCCAGACGTTCCTGCAAGCACACCAGTGATTGGTGACAGCGCAACAACTAACAAAAAAAGTCCAGTGGCTAATCGCGGTCCAGTGATTGCTAAGAAATAAGGAAAAATATTATGAACAGTTTACATGATTTAATGAAACGACTAAGCAGTATTGGCCAAGTCACTGAAGCAGAAGAAAAATGCTCCGAATGTGGTTGCACTCCATGTGAGTGCGATGACAAAGACAAAGTCGACGAAGCTAAAAAGCCAGATGCTGACAAAGATGGTATTCCTGATTGGGCTGACAAGGACGAAGAAAAAGTCGACGAAGGCGCATTAGATACATTAAAGAAATTCGGCAAAAAAGCATTGGACACATTAGGTCATCCTGATGATGAAGAAATGATTAAAGATTTACAAAGAAAAGTCGGTGTACCGCAGACAGGTAAAAAACCCGGCGAAGAAGAAAAATCAATGAAAGAAAGTGCTTTAAATTTATTACGCAGATACGCTGGTATTCAAGAAGCAACGATCGATGAAGACGATGTCGAAGAAGGAAATGAATTCAGTGGTGCATTAAAAGCAGCCAAGGCCGCAGGTCAAGAAGAATTTGAAGTAGGCGGTAAAAAATATAAAGTAAACGAATGCGGCGACATGCACATGCCAATGGGCTCCGAAATGAGTCCAATGAGTGCTGTCAGCGACATGGCCAGTCCTATTCAAGTTATCGGAAATCCTGAAGCTGAAGTAGAACCAGAAGGTCCGCACATGGAAGTTCCTATGGCAGCAGAAACTCCAAAAGCAACATACACATTGAATATTCAAAATGGCGAAAACAATTTAAGTATGACAACTGACATGCCTGATGAAATTATTCACATCATGAAGTTAGCTGGTGTTAACAACGGTGCCAAAGTAAGCAAAAAAGAAATGCCGGCAGATGGTGAACAAGAAGTAGAAGAGTCTGGTTATGAAAATACTCCGGACAATACTCGAGCACGTGATCCACAGGCACATGGCGACATCCGTGATTGGGGACAAAAAGGCACCGGCTCAGGCAAACCAAACTATCCTGGTACACGTGCCAGTGGCGACAACCCAATGAGCGAACAGCGTATGATGGAAGATTACAAACACTTTAAAGCGGGCAAATGAGCGGTCAAGCGGTTTTAGTAAAACAGCCATACAAAAAAGAAAATTATACAGAGAATCAGATAGCGGAGATTGTAAAATCCGCTACTGATCCTATATACTTCATTGGCGAGTATATGTGGATACAACATCCCACAAAAGGTCGTGTTAAGTTCGAACTCTACGACTATCAAATTGAATTAATCAACGCTTATCAAAATCACAAATATAGTATTAATATGCTTGGCCGACAAATGGGCAAGTCAACTTGTGCCGCAGGTTACTTGTTATGGTTCGCTATGTTTGTTCCAGACAGTACGATTCTTATTGCCGCACACAAATACACAGGCTCGCAGGAGATCATGCAACGTGTGCGCTTTATGTATGAAAGTCTGCCTGAATGGATTAAAGCAGGCGCAGTAAGTTACAATAAAGGTAGCATTGATTTTGATAATGGCAGTCGTATTGTCAGTGCCACAACAACAGAAAATACTGGTCGTGGTATGAGTATTACCTTAGTATACTTAGACGAGTTTGCTTTCGTTCCGCCGCGTATTGCTAAAGAATTCTGGACAGCACTAAGCCCAACACTATCAACAGGTGGTAAATGTATTATTACAAGCACACCTAACCAAGACAATGACCAATTCGCACAGATTTGGAACGATGCCATTAAAAAGTTTGACGAGTTCGGCAACGACCGTGAAGTGGGTAAAAATGGCTTTAAGAGCATTAAGTACATTTGGAGTGACCATCCTGACCGAGACGAGGCCTGGGCAGACCACGAACGCAGTAAGATTGGCAATGAACGTTTCATGCGTGAACATGAATGCTTGTTCATTACAGCAGATGAAACTTTAATCAGTAGTTTAGTTCTTACAAACTTGCAAGGTGAAGATCCCTATGAACGAGTAGGACAACTTAGAGTATATACTCCCATTGACAAAGATAAGATATATGTAGCAGCCTGGGATCCTAGTTTAGGTACTGGTGGTGATGCAGCCGCCATAGAGATTTTTAGTTTACCTGACTTAGTTCAAGTAGCAGAGTGGCAACACAACAAAACAGATATACGTGGACAGCTAAGAAATTTTATTACTATACTGGATTGGTTACGTGAAAAAGGTGCGAGCAATGACAATATCTATTGGAGTGTGGAAAACAATACTCTGGGCGAAGCCGCACTAGTTGCTATTCAAGAATACGGCGAAGAACGTATTGCTGGACATTTTATCAGCGAAGCCGGCGCTAAACGTCGTGGCTTTAACACAACAAATAAAAGTAAAATAGCCGCTTGTACCAAATTAAAATACTACATCGAAAGCAGTAAAATGCACCCAAAAAGTAAGAGTTTAGTTCAAGAATTAAAAACCTTTGTGGCCAAAGGAACTAGCTTTGCAGCCAAAGAAGGAGAAACAGATGATTTGGTCATGGGTACAATACTAGCAGTTAGACTAATCGAATATGTTATGAAGTATGACGAAGCAACATATAACACGCTAGTCGAACGAAACAGCGGCGATTATTTACAACCCATGCCAATTGGAATAATTTAATTAAAATAGGTAAATAAGTGTATGGCTATAGATTACAACGCAGTTGCAGACAGGATATTTGACCAACTTAAAGGCTTTGGGCATGACATTATCATCTTTGATGATAAAGGTCGACAAACCGCAAATGCTAAACAAGGCCGTAGTTTTTACAGTAAAGATCAAAAGTTTACAGTAGAATTAGATCAAGATGACAATGTTATCAAATTTAAATACGGTACAAGTACAGACATGCCCCGGGTCAAAAAGTTAGTAGATACAATTGGTGCTATAGCAAAGAAATACCCTCCATTGGGATTAGATAGATTGCCGTACACCGGCAAAGAAATAGAATTAAAGGATGTAGAGAACATGGCAAAAGTCCAAGAGAGTTTAAGCCCAACAATGGGTTCGACTAAAACTAGTTACCAACAAACCGAAGGTGCTAAACTAATCATTAGACATAACACCGCTGTCAACGAAGAAGTTCGTGGCAGTCGTAGTCGCAACATCAGCGCATTGTTTATTGAAAACGCACAAGGTGAACGATTCAAATATCCGCACAATCACTTAACTGGTGCTCGTATTATGACTCAACACGTTGCCGAAGGCGGCACACCATATGATGAAGTCGGACAAAAAATTATTGGACTAAGTGAAGAACGCAATCAACTTTCACAGGTATCCAAGTACATTAAAAGCCAAGGCCTGCAAGAACAAGCCGGTGATGTACAATTTGCTGTTACTCAACGTCTAAGCGAAATTAAAGGCCTATTGGGTAGATATAACCCGACAAGATTTATGGAAGATAAATCACAGGCCGACGAAACAAATCTGGAAGCACTACAAGAAAAACTAACTAAAAACGTCTTTGACGAAAGCATTGGCACACTATTACCAAAACTAAATGGCTATGTAAAACAATATCAACAACAAATGGAAGCAAAACAAGAACTCGAAACTCTAAAACAACAAGTAGAAGAATCAACATCAATCCAAGTTAGTGCTATTCCAGATTTAGAAATGATGAGCATGATGGTCTACGAAAGCCCAACTATCAATACCACCGAACTAATCAACATGATTTTACCAGTGTTAGAAGACGAGGAAGTAAAAACTCGTTTAACTCGCGTATCCGAATATGTACGTGAAGGCAAATTGGATGCCATGGAAGTCGAAAACTTAACTCGTAGCATTATTGGTAAGAGCGCAGTTAAAGAATCCAATTACAAAATTGTACATCAATTGAGTACAGTGGATCAAGTGTTTGAATCGGTTATGGCTAAGTTCACGTTAAAAGAAATACTGAAATAAGAATATAAATATTTTCAACAGCAATTCATCCAAAAGGAAAAATTGCTGTTGACATAGCACTTAATAGAGTGTTATAATTGTTCACAAGATGAGAGTATCTTGTGTTCCAGGCAACAAACTTTTTAACCCTGGCATTTTTAATAAGGAAAAACATTATGGCAACTTCACTAGCAGAAATCCGCGCTCGCTTACTAGAGCAAGACACACGTCAAAGCGGCAACAACAATCGCTCACAGGGCGACAACGGAATTTTTCCGTTCTGGAATATCCCAGAAAATTCAACCACAGTACTACGCTTTCTCCCAGATGGAGATGAGACAAATACTTTCCCATGGCGTGAACGTCAAATGATCCGACTAGAATTCGCAGGAGTTCTAGGTGGAGATGAAAATAAGAAAGTAACTGTAACAGTTCCTTGTATGGAAATGTGGAAAGAGACTTGTCCTATCCACGCAGAGATTCGTCCTTGGTTCAAGGATAAGAGTCTGGAAGATCTTGGTCGTAAATATTGGAAGAAAAAATCTTATGTGTTCCAGGGCTTTGTAGTAGATACAAAGCTACAAGAAGATGCACAACCGGAAAATCCAATCCGTCGTTTGATTATCAACCCAAGTATCTTTAACATTGTTAAGGGTGCATTGATGGATCCAGAAATGGATAATCTGTTTACAGACTACGAAAACGGCACAGACTTCCGTCTAACAAAGACTACAAAAGGGCAATATGCAGACTATAGCACAAGTAGCTTTGCACGTAAAGAGCGTGGTTTGAACGAAGTAGAACTGCAAGCTATTGCAGATCACGGCTTGTTTACTTTAAATGACTTTATGCCTAAAAAGCCAACTAAAGAAGAAGTTGACGTCATTTATGATATGTTCAAAGCCAGCGTTGACGGCGAATTGTATGATCCCAAGCGTTGGGGTCAGCATTTTAAACCAGCAGGTGTAAACCTTGGTAACTTGGTGGCAGCATCAGATGTTGAAGCCGCAGAGTCAAGTTTCAAAGCACCAGCTCAGGCGGCTCGTCCTAGTCCTATAGCGGCAGCAAAGCCAGCAGTTGTAGATGACGAAGACGACGCACCTTTTGAAGTTGCTGAAACAGCCGCACCAGAAGGCAAAAAGAATGTCAACGACATTCTTGCGATGATTCGTAATCGTCAACAAAAGTAAACACGGCCCGGGCCTCTGCGATAACTAACCGGTAAATGGTTATTGTATCGCCCGGGTTCTTCTATGCAGAAGAAACGTTTATTATCACAAAGTAGAGAGTATCCAATGACACTACCAGACGAAAGATATCGTGCTGTATTATGGGCAAGTAGATTCCTAGGCGAAGTTGCTCATGATAAGAAAAAGTATCCTAGAATTTCCAAAGAAGTTAGACGTGAGGCTTATAGCATACTGCGTCATTATCCCAGTGACTGGGATATGAAACGCATAGCGGATAAGGTACCCGAAGTCTTCCAAGAGAAAATGGAACCATTAACAAAAATGATTATGACTTATAATCAAGAACAAAAGGAAAATGAAATGAAAAATATACCAAATGTAACTTTTGCCTTTAGACAAGGCGATGAAGAACCTGAACAAGGTGGCTGTCCAATCGGTGGCGAGTTTGTTTTTAAAACAAGCAATGAGTTGTTTGCAAATAAACGTGTAGTAGTGTTTAGTCTCCCTGGAGCATTTACACCAACATGCAGTACATATCAACTGCCAGGATTTGAAGAACAATTCGAAGATTTCAAAGCGCAAGGCATTAATGAAATTTATTGTGTCAGCGTGAACGATGCGTTTGTTATGAACGAATGGGCCCGTGCCCTTAAAATTAAAAACGTTAAAGTTATTCCAGATGGCGCCGGCACGTTCACACAAGGTATGGACATGACAGTTGACATGAGTGCTATTGGTTTTGGCAAGCGCAGTCGTCGTTATGCGGCCATTATTGATAATGGTAACGTGGAACAAATGTTTGTAGAACCAGAATCGAGTGCCAGTGATCCTGATCCATATGGCGTTTCGAGTCCAGAAAACGTAATGAAATATCTACAAGGAGTATAACATGACAAAACCATTTGATGTAAGTAAATTTAGAAAAGAAATCACTAAGAGCATTGAAGGTCTTAGCATTGGTTTCAATGATCCTACAGATTGGATCAGTACAGGCAATTACACCTTAAACTATTTGATCAGTGGCGACTTTTTCAAAGGTGTACCCATGGGCAAGGTCACTGTTTTTGCTGGAGAATCCGGTGCAGGTAAATCATATATCTGTTCGGGTAATCTAGTTCGTCATGCACAAGAGCAGGGCATTTATGTTGTGCTTATTGATACAGAGAACGCACTGGATGAAGCATGGCTTCATGCACTTGGCGTAGATACAAGCGAACAAAAATTGTTAAAACTTAACATGGCCATGATTGATGATGTAGCTATGACTATTACAAAATTTGTAGCAGACTACAAAGCAATGGCAGAAGATTCTAGACCTAAGGTATTGTTTGTGGTAGACAGTTTAGGTATGTTGTTGACACCCACAGACGTTAATCAGTTCCAAGCAGGTGATATGAAAGGTGACATGGGTCGTAAGCCCAAAGCACTGACATCGCTGGTTCGTAACACAGTTAACATGTTTGGTAATCTAAACATTGGTATGGTATGTACTAACCACACATACGCAAGTCAGGACATGTTTGATCCGGACGATAAGATTTCTGGCGGTCAAGGTTTTATCTATGCAAGTTCTATTGTTGTTGCTATGCGTAAGTTGAAGTTGAAACTAGACGAAGATGGCAATAAAACCACAACAGTTAATGGTATTCGTGCTAGTTGTAAAATCATGAAAACTCGTTATGCTAAACCGTTTGAAAGTGTACATGTTCAAATTCCATACGCAACGGGTATGAGTCCTTACAGCGGATTGTTTGACTTGCTGGAAGAACGTGGCAGTTTGAAGCGTGAGGGCAACAGCTATCTTTATACAACTAAAGAAGGCGAAGTCTTTAAAGCAATGCGTAAAGCATGGACCAATGAGCTTTTGGACAAAGTAATGGCAGACATCATGCTTAGAGATCTGACAGCAGATGTAAATATAGCGGATACAACACCCTTAGAGGAGATTGAAGATGCTTCATGATGAACAAGTTAATTTGATTGTGGACGTATGGGCCACTGTTAAGACTTACATTGATAAGAAAGAACGCTATGATGCTGCCTGTGCATTACTGCGTAGTTTGGAAAATCACTATGAAATGGATAGTGTTGCAGAAGAACTTCTTGGTAATGATTCTACATTAGATACAGTAATTAAAGACTTATATACTGCCAACGACATCGTCGATGACGACGATGACTACGAAGAAGATAATTACGATTCCGACCACGACGAAGAATGAGTAATTGGTACAGACGTGTTACCGGCAACTTAGGCGAGTTGCCGGGTGCGATTGCCTACTACGAAGCTGAGTTACAAGATGCTAGAATAGAAACTAGTATTAAAGGTAACTTAGAATCTAACTCCAGACTTATGCCCGGAATAGTGGAACACAGATTTAACCAATTACAAGAAGTCGAAGCTATACTCGAATTCCTAAACATCCAACTAAGAAAAAAACGAAGTGAGATGTTTAGGAAGTATACTGAGAACTATAATAGAACACTCAGTGATCGTAGTGCGGACAAGTATGTGGACGGCGACGACGAAGTAATTGAATGGCAAGTTCTTGTTAATGAGTTTGCTATGATCCGTAACAAATATCTCGGTATCATGAAAGCTATTGACACCAAGCAATGGCAAATTACTAATATTGTCAAACTCCGTGTAGCGGGTATGGACGATACAACTTTGGGTTAATTGACACAAATTGGATCCTTTGCTATAATACATACATAGAGAAACAAAAAGGAGTCCAAAATGGAACTAGCAATCGGAACTAAAATTGTTTATACAAGTGCCGCAGGTACCCGTAATGCAGAAGTAGTTGGTATCAAAATTACCCCTACAGCAAAGCCTGGATTTCTTAATACTTTTGTTACACTTTTAATACCCGTACAAACAGGTGTTAAATTTGAGAATAAAATTCAAATCTGTGCTGACAATGCCAGCTTAAAAATGTTCAAAGTAGCAGTCATTAATTGACACAAATTGGTTTCAGTGCTATAATACATACATAGATTAACAAAACAGGAGTTTATAAATGGCTAATGTAACTATTTTTGCAGGCGAGTATCGCGGCGTTAAAGTTCGTAACCAAACATTCCGCTTGGTGTCAGACGTTAAGTCTGGTAGCAAAGGTATGTATGTAACAGTTCAAGATGACGGCACCCTGGGTTATCCTGGTAAAGCCATTCGTGTTAAAGTTAAAACAATGGAGGATATCACAGTGAGTGGTCAAACTATTGCTGACATGACAGATAGTCAGCGCAACAAAGCAAATAAAGACGACAATGTCTTTTCTTTAGTAACTACTAAAGAGACAGAAGTGTACACAGAAACAGACGAGCAAGCTATTGAGCGCATCCGTGAACGCTTTGATATCCTAGACCAAATGGCAGAAGGCACCACAACAGGTGCAGTTCGTGCTATGATTGTCAGCGGCCCTCCGGGCGTAGGTAAGAGCTACGGTGTTGAGAAGGTACTTGAGCAAGCCAGCTTGTTTGACAAAATGGCAAACCGCAAGAACCGTTTTGAAGTTGTCAAAGGTGCAATGTCAGCATTGGGTTTGTATGCCAAACTTTACAAGTTCTCAGATGAAGGCAACGTTCTAGTGTTTGACGACTGTGACAGCATCTTGCTTGACGACTTGTCGTTGAACATTTTGAAAGCCGCACTAGACAGTTCTAAGAAACGTTATATTTCTTGGAACACTGACAGCAATATGTTGGGTCGTGAAGGCATTCCGGATCGTTTTGAATTTAAAGGTAGTGTGATTTTTATTACTAACATTAAGTTTGAGCACGTTCGCAGTAAGAAATTGAAAGACCATTTGGATGCATTGGAAAGCCGTTGCCACTATTTGGACTTGACTATGGACACACAACGTGACAAGTTCCTGCGTATTAAACAAATTGTGCGTGACGGCATGTTGGACAGTTATGATTTTGAAGAGAATGCCGCACAAGAAATCGTAGACTATATGTGGGAAATGAAAAGCCGTTTGCGTGAGTTGTCTTTGCGTACAGTTTTGAAGATTGCAGACCTGCGTAAAATGTCAGAACATAATTGGAAACGTCTTGCAGAGACAACAATTTTAAAACGTGCAGAGGTGTGCTAAACTAAACAATGCCTAGTTAATTGATGTTAACTAGGCATTGTGCTATAATAACTTTTAAAACAACAAAGGGAATTCAAATGAAATTCAAACCCACTCTCGTAGCAGTAGCAGTTTTGACATTGGCTGGAAGTGTGCAGGCTCAAACTCCTGCTCCACAGACTTATCTATCTCCAACTGGAAAACGTTATGAAAGCATTGAACAATATCAGATTCAAACTGTATTAAACAGAGTTGGTGCCCCAGAAGCGTGGTCGCGTGGCTATACAGGTAAAGGAGTTAGCATAGCAATCATCGATAACGGATTTGACTTGGGAACATACGATTTAAAAGGGGCGGTTGGTAGCTATAAAAACTTTTATGTAGGTTCTATTAGTGCTGCCAACACTGGTTGGGGCGAGCATGGTACGGCAATGTCAAGTATTGCCGCAGGCAGATATGGTGGTGACGTAGGTACAGTAGGTGTTGCATATGATGCGACCTTGCTACTTGCACAGGCAGGTCAGGGCGGCAGGATGCCTCAAATTGATGATGCCGCAGTTATTCGAGCATTAAACTGGGCTGGAGAAAATAAAGCAGTTGCAGTTAATATGAGCTTTAGTTCTGCCTTTAATGTAGATTACGTTAAAGGTACTAAACGGATTGGCAATACTGATTTTTATCAAGGTAGCGCAACATCTAGTGCGATGTATGGAAAAGTAAACACATTAAAAACATATTTTACATCAACTAATACAACTAGTGTTATTGTAGCCGCCGCTGGTAATCAAGGACTAGCGTATTCGGGCTATCCGGGTGCTTTTGCCACTGCTACAAATGACAAAGGTGAATTGTTGTTTGGTGGTCGTTGGTTGATTGTTGGTGCAGTTGACGCCAACAACAATATTGCTTCTTATAGTAATCGTGCAGGTAGTATCTGTACTAACGTGGTTGCAGGTGCATGTAAAGATCTATATAGTGTGAAAGATTTTTATGTTGTTGCTCCGGGAGGATCTTCACTAAAAGGTGACTTTGTCGCAGTAGCATATGATAAAAGCAAAGCGGCAGAAACTCTTGCCGGCGGTCTTGGTTCTGGTACAAGTCAAGCAACAGCGATTGTAACCGGCGGCATTGCAATTATTAAGCAAGCATGGCCACAGCTTAGTGCCGCACAGATTGTCCAGTTGGTTAAAACTACTGCCACTGACTTGGGTGCTAAAGGTGTAGATGAAGTTTATGGTTGGGGTATGGTTAATTTTGATAAAGCTACTCAGCCGCAGGGTTTGTTGAAGATTGCTAACTTTAAAGGATATGCATCTGCAACTCCGTTGTCATCCACAGGTGTTGCGTCAAGCGGTAGTGCTAGTCTTAAAACGAGTAGTGTGCTGAAAAATGTACAAGGCTTGGACAGTTATAATCGCAACTATACATTGGACATGACTCGGGTAGTTATTACTAATCCAGTGGCAACATATCGCAGTTCTAGTTCTTATTTGGCAATGAGTCCAGCAGGCTATAATGAAGTATCTACACCAGTAACTGAAAACTATAGCGTTAAGATGATGCAAAGTCAAACTGGTATTGCCAGTGAAGTTTCTTACAATGAACAAGGTGCTAGCTATAGTGTGCAGTTTGGTAGCATGACAGAGAAGTCGGGCTTCCTTGGTAACTATGGTACAGGTGCAATGGCATTTGGTGATAGTTCTACTAGTTACTTACAACTTGGTACCGAACACAAGTTTGGTAGCGTAGCAGTATTTGGTAGTTACGGACTAGGTACTACTCGTGCAGGAAGTGTGCAAGACAGTATGATCCAACTTGGTAATCGTATTAGTAGTGACACATGGAGAATGGGTGTTGCTAAGAACAATGTCTTCCAAAATAAAGATGCTGTGAGCCTAAGTGTAGTTAGTCCTGTAAGTGTGCGAAATGGCTCGGCAACTGTTACAGGTGTAACTGGCTACGAGTTCACAGACAATGGTGATGGCGCAGATGCTCGGGCTATTGTTAGCACAGAGACTATCAACTTGCGAGCACAAGTTAAGCCCATGGATTTGGTATTAGGTTATACTGTAATTGGTAAAGGCTACGACCGTGTAAACGTAAATGTTGCTAGACAGTTTAACGTAGGCGGTGTTGCAGGCAATACAGCTAACAGCATTGGTGTTATGGCAGTCAAGTCTTTCTAATTGACAGCAATTAATTTTAATGTTATAATTACTGCATAGTGTAGAATAAGCTACGCTATGCTTTATAGGTCGAGAATGACCGCAACCCTGGGCGAGTTTGCCCGCAAAAAGGAAATTTACTTATGACAACAATTACCCACGCTCAAACTATTAACGGGCGTTATCTAAAATCTACCAGCCATTTCGTTTCGTTACAACAACGTCTTGCAGATGCGCTGAAATCTTCTCCAGTATTCGTAAACATGCTAACTGCAATGGTAGACGAGTACAAACGTCGACATGCCAACTGGGCAAAGTTTTCCGACATGAAACTTTGTGAAGCAATTCAAGTTCCGATGGACAAAATCCTAATTGATACTACAATGCAACGTAGTTTGAATCTCCGTCACGTCTTGAATATTCTACAGAACTTTAAAAGTAGTATGGTGATGGCAATTCAAGTGTATGTAGACGAAAACAAACCTGGTTATTATATTGCATGGGAGGGTCAACATACTGCTATTGCTTTGCATATTATTCTAACAAAAGTATTTGGCGAGCAGACAGCTAACGCTATGATCCCAGTTGTGATTTACAATGTCAAACAGAAATTAGAAATTCGTCGTAACTTTATTTTGCTTAATGGCGATGCCAAAGAAGAATTAGACTTTATTGACAAGTATATCCAAATGGTATTTGGTGTTAAGATTGATAAGGCGGATGACCAAGAATGGATTGACACAGCCCTTAAGAATGACTACTTTGCCGCCGCAGGATTGTTTGCCACACATAGTAAGTTCGGAGACGAAGACCAACCAGGCGCATTTACTTTGTTAGCTGATACTCTTATGAGCAAGAGCTTGAAGACCCGCAAGCATCCAGAAGTTACTCGTATGTTTGCACAGTACTGGAGTTTCTTAAATCAACAACGTCCTGTAGAACCCAAGGAAGCTAGGCAGTTGTATGAGTACTTTAATTTGTGTTATGAGCAAAAGATCGTAGTTGATGATGCATACTTGTTGGACTTAGTAGCTTTTACTAAAGCTAACTTCGGAGCAGACTTTGGACCCAATAGTCCATTCTGGGATAAAGTTAAAATGTCGTACGAATCGTGGTACTCCAAGGCTAATCCAGAATCATTTGCAGAGTTTGGTTTGAAAGGCTTTACTACAGAAATGCGTACAGGTATTCCGTTTTTAATTGCACAACTTAAAAAGAGTACTAAATTAAAAGTGCCCGCATTTACTCCTAACAATGGCTTTACAGTTAACAAAAAGGACTTGTGGTAATATAACTATGTTTAGAGACCCTAACAAAGACAAACTTAAGAGCCAAAGTATTCTTAAGGAACAATATAAATTACAATGTAAATGCAGATTGGAAGATTGCGACAATGATCTTACAATTTTTGATGGTCCGGGTAGTGATGGTTTCTGCCGCGAACATCAACTTCAACTTACAGACTACGAAGGCGGTATGGGAAAAGCAGATCGCCCACATACATTTTACAGAGGTTGGCTCTGCGAGAAGTGTGGATACGATCCAAGAGAAGACAGTCAGTTTGATGATATAGAAGATCCATTTCATAAACTTCGTTGTATGCGAGGAGTAATGCACGGGGATCATTTGGAACGCAAAAGTGACGGCGGCGCAGATACCGCAGAGAACATCCAAACTCTATGTTGTAGATGCCATATGATTAAAACATACAAAGAAAAAGATTACTTAAAGGGCAATAAATGAACAAATTAAGCAACTGAAAGGTTGCTTTTTTGTGACTGAATATGTTATACTATGTCTATGACATCTTGTACAATACATATTAAAGACGAAGTTAACATTAAGATATCTGACTTAGTAACTGCTACTAGACGTAAACTAGAAAAAGAATTCAAGTACTTTCAGCCCTGGGCTTACCACAGTCCAGCATATAAGCTAGGACGCTGGGATGGTTGTGTTAGTTATTTTAGTCTAGGCGGTAGTACTTACTTTAATCTTCTAGATAGAATACTACCCATTCTAGTTGATGAAGGTTACAATATTGAAATTGATGACCAAAGAACTAATCATAACTTTCAATTCCGTGAGGTAACTGAAACAACACATGAACAAACTATTTGGCCCAAAGGACATGTCAATGAAGGACAACCAGTATTACTACGTGACTATCAAGTAGATGCTATTAACAAGTTCCTAAACAATTTACAATGTGTACAAGAGATCAGTACTGGTGCCGGCAAAACTATTACAACAGCAACATTATCCGGAAGTGTGCAGGACTATGGTAGAACATTAATTATTGTTCCTAACAAAGACTTGGTCAAGCAGACATTAGAAGATTATGAACTATTGGGTCTTGATGTAGGTGTTTACTTTGGCGATAAGAAAGAACTGGGTAAGACACATACCATCTGCACATGGCAAAGTCTTAACGTATTAGAAAAACGTTTTAAAGACGGACTCAGTCCTTTAAGTCTAGAGGAGTTTGGTCAAGACTTGGTAGCAATTATTGTCGATGAAGTTCACCAAGCAAAAGCAGATGTACTTAAGGCATTGTTAAGCGGACCATTTGCTAATGTACCTATTCGTTGGGGATTGACAGGAACTATTCCTAAAGAAGATTTTGAAAAAGTTGGATTAATTGCAACCTTAGGTCCTGTGGTAAATAAGATCGCTGCCAAGGATCTACAGGATCAAGGTGTGTTAGCTAACTGCACAGTTAACGTCATTCAATTACAAGAGACAGCACAATACCAAACATATCAAGAAGAACTGACATTCTTAACGACAAATACTCGTCGCATAGATTTCATTGCAGAGTTCGTAAAAAGTCTTGCCTTGTCTGGAAACACATTAGTATTAGTAGATAGAATTAAAGCAGGTGAATTGCTCTGTGAAAGGATCACAGATAGTGTATTCGTCAGCGGCGCAATGAAAACAGGTGATAGAAAAGAACACTATGATGAAATTAAAGACAGCGATGGCAAGGTTATTGTGGCGACTTATGGTGTGGCCTCTGTGGGTATTAATATTCCTCGTATTTTTAATCTGGTTCTTTTGGAGCCCGGAAAGAGCTTTGTTCGCGTTATCCAAAGCATTGGACGAGGTATTAGAAAAGCTCAAGATAAGGACCATGTAGAGATTTGGGACTTGACATCAAGTGCAAAGTTTAGTAAGAAGCATCTTACTACAAGAAAGAAATACTATGAGGAAGCTGGCTATCCTTATAAAATTGAGAAAGTAAAATACCTATGAATATATTAACTTCTAATAATGAAGCATTTGAGTTGAATTCTTTACCAGAGGAAGTGGAAGATCTGCGATATGGAGTTCTTGATTGGAACGATCCTAAGAACGTTGACTATCATTTTGTGCCATTAATCTTCATGGAAACATTTCATGCGCCTGCCGCTGTATTAAAAATCGGTGACTATATTATTCAAGTTCCCCTGGATTGGTATATTGTCATAGGTGAAAAAGATCACGGCGACCCAGAGATTGTTCCTATTATGAACATCAATGATCGGGGTTTCAGTGCATTTGCTTTTAACCCTATTAGTAGTTTTAGATTAGACTTTCAGCCACTGGAAATTATCAATGTGTTTCAAGACATTCGTTGGTATACACCTAAACTTAAACATGGACATATTCTAGCAGTGCCGTTAGAAACAGGTCCCAAGCCTTTATGTGCTTACTTTGTTAAAGAAACTACCAAGCTACCGGAAGTATTGTCCATAGACAAAATGTATTAAAGAGCGTATAATACAGTATGGCAACAAAAGCTCCGATGTTAGATATGTTTAAGCGAGTACTTCCAGCTTTGGATACTCGCAACAAGAAACTCTACGAGAATCTCAGTGAAGAAGAAATGAAAGGGTTCAGTCCCTGGCTTGTTCAACGATATTTAAGCAGTGCAGAAAGTGCCAACAATGCTGTCATTGAACATTATTTAATTATGACCAATGACATTGTCAATGTTAACTTCAGTGAAGTAAAAGATCCTGAAATGACTTGGAAGTTAATGAGTATGGTTGGTATTGGTAAAAGTCTCAAGCACCCATACATTGCTCCTGGTGGCGGCAAGAGAAAAAAGAAAAATGCTTTTAAGGCATGGCTCTGTGAGCAATATCCTCACTTAGATGATCAAGAATTAGATATCTGGATCAGCAACTTAGATAAAAAATCCGCAAGGGATATGTTGGAACAATACCATGTTAAAGACAAAGATGTTATCTCTAGTGCCAATGACTTATAAATGTAAATTTTGTAATAAAGATTTTGTTCGTGAAACTACACTTATGTCTCACTTATGTGAGAAAAAGCGTAGAATGATGGAAAAAGATTCCAAGCAAAATCGCATTGCTTACCAAAGCTGGTTGATATATCGCAAGATGATCATTGCCAATGTCAAGCACGACAAACCCTATGAAGACTTTATCAGCGACAGATACTATCTAGACTTTATGAAAGTTTCCAAGCATATCATTGATTTGAACTTGGACAAGCCAGAAGAGTTTGTTAGATTTGTTTTAAAAAATGCAATTAAGATTGATGACTGGTGTAAAGCAGTTGTCTACGAAACCTACGTTAAAGATACAACCAAAAAAGAAACAGTAGAGCGAGCAATTGAGCGAAGTTTGTTAAATATGAAAGCCTGGGCAGAAAAGACTGGATATAGTTGGAGTGAATACTTTGCTAAAGTTAGCACAGTTGATGCAGTACAAGATATCAGAATGGGTCGTATCAGTCCATGGTGTACCTTTGCTACAGATCAAGGTAGCAGATTAATTGATAGGTTTGAACCCGGACAAGTTCAAACATTGATAGATTACATTGAGCCTTTATCATGGAAGGCCAGAGTAAAACGTCAGCAGAGTGATGCTGATTGGGTGCAGGAAGTTTTTAACAAGGCGGAAATTAAATGAATCAATACAAGCAACGAGCAGTACCAGTATTGCTAAAAAGTAAACAGGTACAAGAAGCACGAGTTAGACTGATCAACGACATGGTTGAAATAGAAATGAATGGTAATAGAGTAGTTGTACCCACTGCCGAATCATATCAACGTTTGCTGAAAAAGGTTGCAGTATTGGAACAAAAACTGTATGCTACTGATAACAAAGCAAATAGAGCCGCTAGGATGAACAATGAGTGAAAAAGATCATAACTTAGAAAATATCTATAACGAAGTTATACTAGTTATAGAAAAATTATTAAAGGAAGAGCACGATCCGTTGGCAGTGGCCGCAGTATTTGCCAGTCAAGCATTGGGGTTGTATAAAACTGTGTTAAGTGACAAAGACTATAATACCATGGTTGATAGTATTGTTGATAAAAAAGATAGAGTACAGCCTTTTGAATCTAGGAGTTTACATTGAGCTTTGACGTTGACATAGACTTTGCAGACCGAGAGCAAATTCTTAAAGTAGTTAAACACACAGCCGCTATGCAACATGACGGCAACAAAGAACGTAAACACAATACAGGTGTTTACTTTCATCACGTGCCCACTAATCCATTTACAGGACTATGCACATTAGATTATAAACAAGCAGAGGATGCTGCCTGGTTTAAGATTGACTTGCTTAATGTAGGCATCTACAGCAATTTTACCAGCAACGAACAGATTGACGACTTATTAGACAAAGAACCAATGTGGGAATTATTAGAACACAAAGATGTTATACAACAACTGTTTCATATTCATAATCACAGCGACACAGTTATTAGAATGAAGCCAAAAAGTATTGAACAACTTGCCATGGTACTGGCAGTTATACGTCCCGGTAAGAAACATTTAATAGGACGTGGCTGGATTGAGATAGAAAAAGAAGTATGGACTAAAACAGAAGATGTTTATAGTTTTAAGAAGAGTCATGCTATTGGGTATTCGGCTGCTATTGTATTACAGCTTAATCAATTAGCTTACAGTATTAATAGTGGCAAGACCTAATAGGCTGAGAGTTTTAATATAAAACCATCCTATATCAAATTCAAACCAGCGTTTGCTTAACTTTGCACTAGCTGGAGTCATGTGATGGTTATTGTGTAATTCTTCGCCGCCGATCCATATAGCCCAAGGTATTAAATTAGTGCTACGATCTTTTGTGTTACCATTTCTATATCCCCACCAGTGACCCAGGCCATTAATAACTCCTGCCGCCCAAAACGGTATCCACAACATCTGTACTGCCCATATCACAAGTCCCATCCAGCCGAATAACAACAAATTAATGGTCAGCATTACAATCACGCCTGAGTAATTATAAGGAGTGTACAGTTTTCTTTCAATCCAGTCATCGGGTGTGCCTCTGCCAAAACTCACTACCATTTTTGCATTTTTGCCCGACAAATAATAATAGTAAACACCTCTGAATAGTATGTTCAAAATTCCATGTACATGTGGACTATGTGGGTCACCTTCTTTATCAGTTGTGCTGTGATGTTTTCTATGTATTGCTACCCATTGTCTAGTAATCATGCCAGTGGTTAACCACAGCCATAATCTAAAAAAATGATCAGCAACGGGATGAAATGTAACTGATTTATGTGCTTGGCTTCTGTGTAAAAAACAGGTCACAGAGACAATGGTGATGTGGGTTAGTATAAGAGTATATAGTATTTCTAGCATTATATATACTTATCTTATAATTTTTGAACTAGTTGAATTTGTCTGCGTTTAATGCGTTTAGTGATAATGTTTTGTAGACTAACTGCTTCGCCATGTAGCAATTCAAAATCCTTGACATTATATGTTCGAAGACTATAGCTGAACCGTTTAAATTTAGGTCCTATAAACAAATTAATTGGTAGCTGTCTATTACTCTGCCACCACCATTCTTCTCCGCACTCTAGGAATTCCTGGCGATCTTCCTTGCAGTTTAATACGTTTAACACATATATGCTGGCCAGAGTTTGAGTATAGTTTTGTATTATACCTATGACTTCATCTTCCCCTGCCCTGCATAGGCTTAAGAAAGGGAAGTTTTCTAATATTTCTTTGTGATCTGACATTGTCAATATTTAGCAGCCATTTCAATTCAATTAATTTAAATAAATATAACTATGAGCGATACATTCACATTACTAGATTATCCGCAACGAAGCGTATTAATATACTCTGATGGATACAGCAGGACAAAAAACATGCCATTTAGCACAACACGAAAAACGGTCTACAAAGGAGTAGACACGAAGCTGGGTTTTGATATAAAAAATCAAGACCGCAAACCTGTTAACCTGCTAGGTAAAACTATCATGGTCAATGTCATGCAGGTCAGACGCGGCGAGTTAGTATTACAGCGCAGAGCACAGATCAAAGAACCTCAAAATGGTTATTGCGAGTTTAGTATATTTGGCTATGATTTAACTGATCTGGAACCAGGAATATATCAACTCAGTGCTCAACTATACGAAGATGATGGTATGGCTCGAAGCTTGTATTCTGATTTAAACAGAGCGGCTACCATGGAAATTGAATTAGTAGACGGCGCATATCCTAAATTCTTTAATAGTACATTGTTGCAATTTACACAAGATAACGACACGATGATTAGCCAGCCTGTAGCAAGTAACTTACAGAAAAACGACAGCAGTACACTACATACTCTTCAAATCGAAACAACTAATTTTAAAGGTAGATTAACTGCTTTTGGTAGTTTAGAATACGGTAGTATGGGCAATTACAGTCCTATTAGATTTATCGACGGACAATATTGGCTACCTCTTGATTCATCACCTACAAGCCCAACAATTGGAATAACAGGTACACATCAAACTCAGGGTTGGAACTGGCGCGGAAGTTTCCGTTGGATAAAAGTGGTATACACACCCGACACTGATAACACCGGAACAGTTGACAAAATACTTTATAGAAGTTAAAATAGTAAGGTCATGTCGGCCTTACAAACATTATTACAATCACGCATAAATGGAAGACCTAGTCCCAAGGGCTGGCTGAGTTTCAACTGTCCGATGTGCGTGGTCAATGGGCAGAGTCGTCTAGATACAAAACGTCGCGGTGGCATGATGTTTAATCCAGACGGAGCAGTGAGCTATCATTGCTTTAACTGTCAATTTAAAACAAGTTGGACACAAGGCAGAACACTGAGCTTTAAGATGCGTAAACTTATGCGTCAGCTAGGATTCGATGAAGCAGAAGTACAGCGGTTAAACTTAGAACTACTAAGCCAAGCAGATGTAGAAATATTAGTACAACGTGAACCAGAGCCAACCTGGACTCCTAGTTGGCCCGACTACGACTTGGGATTTGAAGTAAGACCTTTAGATACTCCTGAGAAGATAGAATATTTAAAACACAGACAAGTATATGACTTGGCAATATGGTTGGAGACAGACACAGAATATGCCGGCTTAAACAAACGAGCTATACTACCGCTGACTTATGAAAATAGAATAGTCGGCTTTCAAAGTAGATACGTTGGAGAAATACCAGAGAAGTTTTCTAAGTATTATAAAAAAGCGCCAGCAGACTATGTGTTTGGTTTAGATAATCAGCGAGACAATAGACAGTTTGTTATTGTCACAGAAGGTGAAATGGATGCATTGTTAACCAGCGGGTTAAGTATTGGCAGTAATAATTTAAGTGACCATCAAGCACAACTGATTGAAGACTTAAATATAGAACCTATCGTGATTCCAGACGCAGACAAAGCAGGCAGGGACCTAGTAGAACGTGCCGCAGATTACGGCTGGAGTGTGAGTTTTCCCGAATGGGAAAACTGTAAAGACGTCAGTGACGCAGTAATGAAATATGGACGCTTGTTTGCTATTCACAGCATACTACAGGCCACAGAACACAGTCCAACAAAAATTAGATTAATGGGAAAGAGATATTGTCAATGAGTAATGAAGTAAAAGAATATAGTGCAGATCTACAAAAATTATTTTTAGAATTTCTAGTAAGCGACAAGGAACTACTAAGCCGTTGCCAAAACGTTTTAGAAAGTGCTTACTTTACTAGAAGTTTACAAGCAACCGCAGAGTTCATTAAAGACTATGCTGGCAAGTACAGTGACTGTCCCACAGTAGAACAGATTAAAGCAGTTACAGATACGGAACTTAGAATTATTCCAGGCGAAGCAAGCAGCCACAAGGAATGGTTCTTAACAGAGTTTGAACAGTTTGCCCGCCACAAAGCATTAGAAAAAGCAATTCTAGCCAGTGCAGATTTGTTAGACAAACAACGCTATGGCGAAGTAGAAAAGTTAATCAAAGATGCCAGTAGTATAGGTCTGCCAAAGAGTTTTGGCACAGACTACTTTGCTGATCCTAAAGGTCGACTAGAAGCATTGAGAAGAAATAATGGTCAAATTAGTACAGGTTGGAAGACCATTGATTATAAATTATTTGGTGGATTTAACAGAGGCGAACTTAATATTTTTGCAGGCGGCAGTGGTGCGGGTAAGAGTTTATTCTTACAGAACTTAGCACTCAATTGGAGTTTACAAGGACTCAACGGCGTTTACTTTAGTCTAGAACTAAGTGAGGGATTAAGCAGTCAGCGTATGGATGCCATGCTTATGGGCATAGGTACTGCTGATATTTTTAAAGACTTAGATAACGTTGACTTGAAAATTAGGACAATGGGTAAGAAAGCAGGTAAGTTACAAATGGTACAACTCACTGCGGGCGTCACAGTGAATGATTTAAAATCATGGTTGAAAGAATTTCAGATTCAGCTTAATAAAAAAGTTGATTATGTTATTGTTGATTATTTAGATTTGATGTCTCCGGTGTCTGTAAAGATATCAGCAGAGAACACGTTTATTAAAGACAAATACGTTTCGGAAGAACTTAGAGCAATGGCAGTACAAGACAAATACTTATTCTGTACAGCTAGTCAGTTGAATCGCGGAGCCGTGGAGAGTGTTGAATTTGACCACAGTCATATCAGTGGTGGACTCAGTAAGATTCAAACAGCAGACAACGTGATTGGTATCTTTAACAGTATTACTATGCGTGAGCGTGGCAGAGTACAATTACAATTTATGAAGACACGTAGTTCGAGTGCAGTTGGTAGTAAGATTGAATTAGAATTTAATACAACTAGTTTACGTATTACTGACTTAGATGAAGATAGTCCAGAAGCACCAACTACAGCAGATGTGTTGCATGATAAACTTCGTCGACAGGCCCGGACAACAGAGTCCACTAGTACTTCCGCAGGATCTACTAAATGGGAAAAGCCAACTGGAACTCATGCGTGGGATTATCAAGCCGGCGGAAAAGAATTAAAACCAGGAATTGAACCTACAAATTCAGAGCCATCCATTGCGATTAGGACAATGGACAGTAATAATAGACTTAATAATCTTCTAAAGAAGAGTTGATTATTTTAAACCACGAAGAGGTTCTTGTGGCTGTGCCGGTTCAGCAGTTGTAGGTGCACCAACTTCTGCGTTGGGTTCGCTGGCAGGTTGTTCTTGAGCAGCGGCTTCTGAGTCTCTATTCAAATCAGCTTTTAGTCTTTGGAACAGTGCATTATCTTCGGCAACATAAGCAAGTACAGTTTCCAATAAATCCATCAACGCACTCATTTGATTTAAGTTTGGTCGACGATTCATGTACATTGCACGAACCCCTGCTTTTAAATCGCTGTAATGATCTTCACCGACTGCATCTTTAATAGAAGCCAAACGACTCATTGTGCGTGTAAAACTACTGTGATCAATTTCTTTGCCGCTGACATCCATACCCGGATCGTGATGAACTTCTGGCGCTGCCTCTTCGATTGAACGAAGTTTGTTTAAAATCGTTCCCATATTAAAATTTGTACTCGACATCATAGTCATAATAGTGCTCCACTGTTAAAGTTATTTATCAGTTTGTTAGATAAATACTTTCAAGGATGGACTATAATAGTGCATAAACATACACGATCTTTACTTGAAGAAATTACCAATATTGTACCGCAGAGAGACAGAGAAAGTTTTGTGGAAAACAAAGCTGTGAATGTCATTGCAAGTACTCGGTATCTTGTTGAGTATATACAAGAAAATTTCAATCAAGAGCAAAGTGAAGATTTATTAAAACGTTTATTCAACAGCTTAAAAACTGGTGATGAAATGAAATTCCGCAGAGGAATTAAACAAATTAAAGAAGCAAATAATGGAAGAATTTGAACATTTATCAGGCTGGGATCTGCTAGTAGAAAGCAGACAGTATCGCTCAAACACAGCAGGTCTTAATCTGAGAAATGTCAGCGACTTTGCTTTTTTAGATTTGATTTCATTATTCATACTTCAAAATGAATACGAAACTGCACCAGTATCAAAGAACTATGCAGATAAAACCATAGGATATAGAAACTTTTTACGTCCTAGACTTGCTGGCACAGACTTATATACCAGTTTGAATATACTGGCTAATCCAGACAGTGTTTTCAGTAAAAAGATACGTCAAAATCCAGAGGCAGATGCCTTACTTAGATCAAAGCTGAAGGTACATACTCCCACTGTGAAACGTTACTTGGATTTATTAGCAGATGGAAGTTTAAGAAAAGAAGATGCCGCAGTATTGTTATTGCGTTTAGAGAAACAATTAAACATAACAGATAGTAAGTTAAAAAGTATTCGCCGATTAGCACAAGACTGGCCTGCTATCAATGACATGCAACGAGAATTAGTAGTTACACGTATGCTACAATATTATCGTAAGTTTGCAAAACGCAGTGAAATGGCAGTGTTCCTAGAAGACATGGGTAAAACTAAAGGCTATAAGTTAAATGCTCCCGTAGATGCAGAACTTGCTAATCTGGGCTACGGTGAAAAACCAGAACCTGGTAAAAAAGGATGGCTAGCAACATTAGCCCCTGCGGCAGGCTTAATAGCAGGATACAAGTTGGGCTATGCACTAACTGGTCCAAAAAACAAGCAGTAGATAGTATAATATCTTAAAAAGAAGATAAATAAACTTAAGAAAACAAAGTTTTCGAAGAAACAAATTAGGAGAATTTTATCATGGCACAAAATGCAGCCCCATTTACAGCAATCGGACGTACCGTATTCATCAAGTCTTTCGCTAAGACAAATGCTACTCAAGCAGAATTAAATGCTTTAGTACAAGCAGTTCAATTAACAAGTACAATCACAGCTATCGGCGATTTCACAGCCGGTACCAGCGATGTTGTTAACATGATCATCGAAGGTGCAGACGTTGGCGATCTAGCTGGTTTCACAGCTGGTAACGTAGCATTCTAATTTTTAGAGTGTAACTTTTTCGGGATGGGAAGCCGCTATACTTTTTGGTATAGCGGTTTTTCTTTTGACTATAACTTCTGTATTATATGGTTAAATACAGCATAGGAGAATTAATATGAGAAACACAACAGGACGTACAGGTGAAGTAATAGGTGGCAACATTGAATATTTTACTTGTTACACATTAGTAGATATTACAGATTCTGGCGTATATGATCCAACGGCAGGCAATAGTTATGAACAAGCACAGAACTTAAATGTATTATTACAAGCAATTAGTTTAGGTAGTCAACCAATTCTATCAAGCGTAGAAAAGATTGTAGCTGCCGATCTAGCTGACTATGATTTTGGCAGTGATTTTACTGGAAACCAAAATGTATGGATTTTACGTTTTGCCAGCGAAAGAGTTGGTAGTATTACCACTATATCATTGGTTAGAGATATAGACGGTTTGCCTATCTATGATGATTTGGAAGAAACTGCGGTTTTTGATACAAATGTATTTGAAACCAATGCCGCAGATCAAAAGAACATATACTTTTATCGCAACGATAATCTATAATTAAGATAAATACAGTACATAATTAGGCACCAGTCCATTGGCACAAACTTAGGCATTTGAGATAAGAATAAAAACACATTTTTAAGGAGTATTGTGTCAATGGCAACATCAGTAGAACGGCTAGGAATAGTCGAAACTAAGGTCGAGAATCTTAATGAGAAACTCGACGACTTAAAAGTAGACGTAAAAGACCTACACGATTGTCTAGATAAAACTAGAGACACTATCGAAGAAAAATTAGAACAGATGTATCAAGCCAGCTGTACTCAACATGCTGAAATGGCTAAAAAGATATCGGCTATGGAACGTTTTAAAGACAAATGGATTTATACATTTGCAGGCGGGATGGTAGTAGTAAGTTGGGCAAGCGCAAATACGGAAAGTATTTTAGCAATATTAAAATGAATGAATTTGAAGTTATAGTTGAAGACACAGAAGAACCTTTAACTGAGGCTAAAAGAGTTTGGGCTAAACGCGGTAAAAAGCTAAAGCGCATGATTCGTTGTACTAGCGGTAAGAAAAAAGGTCGTACAGTTGCTAATGTTAGTGCCTGTAGTAAAGCGATAAATATGAAAAAGAGATTTATGATGAGGCGAATTAGAAAACGCTTTAATGCTAAAATCGTTAGAAAATCAAAGAGAACAAAAGCATTTAATCCTTTGAGTAAACGATTGAAGACAATGAATAAATCAACAAACGCAAGGTAACAAATATATGGCAGATGATCGTAGTTTAACAGATATAATAAGATTCGCAGATCCCAGCGGAGAAATCAGTGATGCTGAAATTGCCAGTATTTCCAATTCACTGAAATTTTCAGAAGTATTAGATTTAATATCGTCTGTGAGTAAAGATAACATGGACTCTGCTAGAAACATTTTAAGTAAGCACGATCCTCGATTCAGTGTTGCCACAGAATATGCCGGTGCATCAGGCGCCCAAACCAGCGGATTTAAACCAATCAAACCCCAAGGCACAGTCGGTGCATTGCCTACTACTGCTAACAAGCCAACTAATCCAAATGGCCCTCAAGACTCAGAACAAGGTGATTTAGAAGCTATGGTCGCAGATCCGATGAACAAGAATAAACCAGAAGTTAAGCAGATACAAAGTTTGCTACAAAGGTTACAGAATAGATGAAAATCAATGACATTATTGCTGAATCATATACGGGTTTTACTGGACGCATGAAGGACTTTGGCACTGTTAAACGCGGTGAAATTGATCAAAGTTTACCTAACGTTATGATTGAACCGCAATTAAGAAACACAGATACTTATATGCAGATGCGATACGGTATTGCATTGGCAGCGGCCGCTGCCCAGCGAGGAGAACAATTTGAACAGGAAAGTGCCTGGGCAGAAAACATCGGTATGGTAGGCTATACTGATGCAGAAGTAGCACAGATCAAAGCTGCCGACAAGCTAATGGGTGTAAAGAGCATTAACTTGACTTCTAAAGGCAGTCAAGAACGCACCGATGTTAATTTGACAAGCCCTGTGGCTAGTGGATGGAAGAAGTTTGCAAAATGAAAATAGTTGAACTAGCATCCGGCATTAAAACAATGATAACCAATGAGCAACAAGAACTCGTTAAGTTAGTCAAAGAACAAACACGAATCTCTAGAACAGACCTAGACGAACGTAAACAAAAAATAGCCGAACAAATGACAGGGCTAGGATTATTAGATAGAATATATGATGAAGAAAACCAAGCAATTATCTACAAATTATTCAGTAGATAAAAAAGGCGCAGATAGGCTATCGTCAAAAGTGGCAGCAATGCTAGATGACGCTATACCTACTAACATATTAGGTATGTTAGTCACCATGAAAGAACAAGAACGCTGTCTGATATTTTATGATAGATATAGTTTAACTGTGCGTAGCAAAAACGATTACTCTATTCTAGATTTATATACTAAAGATATAATCTATGATAAAATAGCTTTATTTTCCAGTGCATTGCACATAATATTTGCTTTGCACAAAGGCATAACTAGGCAATCACCTACAGAAAATATAATATACGAACTAGATCAAGAATACTTTCGATGTTTAGAAAACATCAAATTTTATAGACAAAAGATGAATTCGGGTAATACTGAACTAATTCCGCTATTTGCAGACAGATTGACTGATGCTAAAGCAAGACTAGAAGAAACAAAAACCAAATTATCTAAATCATATTGATAAATAATCTAAAGGATACCTATTATGAATACCTCTGAAATTTTTAACCCTACACAACGTAAACAACGTGTAGTAGAAAACTTTTTAAATAGCCACTATGGCTTGAAATTAGCCGCACACGGTGATTCCGTTAAAGTACAATCATTAATTAGCAAACTAGTTATGGAAAACCATCAGATGGCAAGTACACGAGTTGGCTTTCAAAACGATGCTACTTATGTAAAGAATACGATGATTATCGAAGCACTTCGTCATATTCTTAAAGAGATTGGACCAATGCGCTCTACTCGTAGAATGAATGAACAAAGTGGTGAAGATTTGGCTCAAGCTGAACTTATCCTTGTTGCTCAAAACATGGTAGATGATCTACAAAAGATGGCAGAAGATGTTGCTCAAATGCAAACAGACGAACTAATGCCATTAGAAGAAAAAATGAAAACGACATTTGGTCAAGAACAAGGTACTGCGTTTGGCCAGTCTGCTGATCAATCATTCGGTACATTGTTGGATGCAGTCAAGGCTGCTAAAGACGCTTTGAGTAATGCAGTTGCAGTTCTTAAAGGTGAAAGCCCGATGGGCGGCATGGGTGACGATCTAAGCGGTGGCATGCCGGCTCCTGCAATGGAACCAACAGGCGACGAGTTTGGCATGGCTGATGCGGCAAGTGGTGAAGAAGAATTGCCAACTGGTCGCGAGTTGAAGTAATGCGTTTATACGAATTTGTCGACAGCGACGAACAAGTTTTGGGAATTATCAAGCCTTTGCTTTTACGAGCAAAGGCCGAAGGTGCTGTCTCTATTCCTACTAATCAATTAATTAATGATTTAAATGATTCTAGTATAACACCTGAACTATTAGTTCACATTCTTAACAAGCATAGAAAAGATTTAAACAATATTATTACAACAGCTACATATGATTCGATTGTATTAAACAATAATGAAATTAAATCTATGACCAGTAATTATGATAAAGATGTTAATAAAATGAAAAGCACAGCACTGAAACAAGCAATGGATAAATTAAAATGATAGCATCGATTATGTTAACTGCTACTCAAGCTAGAAGTAAAGCTCAAAATGACTTGGTCATTTTCAACGAAGTTAGAGCCATTGAATTAGCCATTTTAACTGCCAGTGCCGCTGGCAGCTATGATATAACATTAGCTACTACTACTATGTCAACTAGTGTACTATATGCCAATGTCTGGAAGGGTGTAATTTCCGACAGAGCAAAAGAAATCCAAATGTCAAGTATAATTAAGTATTTTACTGATTTGGGTTATAATGTTGAACGCAGATCCAATCCAGTTACTGGCACAACATTCGATTGGCAAGTTTACTGGTAATATATAACTAGACTATACACTGATTTTAGTGTATAATGTGTATATGCTATTAAATCCAATTTACGAATACAAAAAACTCAATCGTGACGAAACTACAGGCAAGCGTCTTTATGCTTGCCCTGACGGAACAAAAGTTCCCAGCGTCACAACAGTGCTAGACTCGACCAAAGATAAAACATTCTTAATTGAATGGCGCAAACGTGTGGGTGATGCCGAAGCAACTCGTATTAGCACAGAGTCTGCGGGTCTGGGCACACTGATGCACACACATTTAGAATATCATGTACTAGGTAAAGAACGTCCACAAGGTAACAACCAAGTTCAGATACTGGCTCGTGACATGGCTGATACTATGATTAATCAAGCCTTCTGTGACATTGAAGAGGTATGGGGCATTGAAGCACCTTTATACTACCCCGGACTGTATGCAGGTACTAGTGATATGATCGGAGTACATAAAGGAACTCCAGCAATCATTGACCATAAGACAACTAAAAAGCCTAAGAAGAGAGAATGGATCGAAGATTACTTTCTACAATGTTGCGCCTATGCATTGGCACATAATGAAGTACATGGTACTAATATTAAAAAATGTGTAATTAACATTATTGACCGAGATGCTAAACTACAACCATTTATCATAGAAGGCAACGAGTTTGATCACTACAGTGATCTCTGGGCTCAGCGTCTTGATCAGTATTATAAATAAGCATCTAGTGGAAAACAATTTAAGCATCTGGTACAAGACTACTACAGAAAAAATCCTAGCTTGGAGAGAGCTAAGACAAAATGCTGTAGATATGTCAGTGGACGGTTTAATTGAAGCAGTCAATACATGGTGGACATTTTCACCGTGGGTACGTAAAACAATAGATCCTTACAAGCCAGAAACATGGCCCAGTCCTTGGGATATGATCAATCGTGGTGAATTTTGTCGCAGTGCTATTGCATTGGGACAAGCATATACACTTTGGATAACTGCACCCAATAGCAATGTAGAGCTATGGTTGGTAAATAATTTCAGCGAAAAAGATGTACATCTAGTAGTAGTTATTGATGAGAAGACAGTGCTAAATTATACTCTAGGTCATGTATTGGGTATTGAAGAATGCGACTTTGAGACTTTAAACAAGATCGTCAAAAGCGATTTAGCCCACATTAAAATATAACAGAATTATTACAGTGCAGAGTTAAATAGAATACTAAAATTAAAATAGCAGATAAGGAAAAGAATAGAATGACAACATCGGCCCGAGCCATCACTGTTATCAAGCGCAGTGGAGAAAAAGAAGAATTGATGATTGAAAAATGGCAGGCACAGATTACTAAAATATGTTCTGGAATTGCTGATGTCAGTCAAAGTATGGTTGAAATCAAAGCACAGCCACAATTCTATGATGGTATTACCACACAAGAAATTGATGAGATTACACTACGAGCCATTGTTAACCTCATTGATGTAGAAGCCAATCCGGATATCGGACACACAAATTATCAATACGTAGCAGGCAAGCAACGTCTAAGTATGCTACGGAAAGATGTCTATGGTAGTTATGAAGTACCACGCCTTTATGACATCGTTAAAAAGAATGTAGCAACAGGCCTTTATACTAGTGAACTTCTTGATTGGTACACAGAAGAAGATTGGAACAAGATGAATGACATGCTTGACCACGAAAAGGACGAACAATATAGCTATGCGGCTATTGAACAACTTATTGAAAAATACTTAGTAAAGAATCGTAGTACGAAAGAAACATATGAAACTCCTCAAATTAGATACATGGTCGCCGCCGCTACTGTCTTTCATAAAGAAGAACCTAATGCGGCCCGTATGCGTTATATCAAAGAATACTACAACGCTGCCAGTGATGGGCTATTTACTCTTGCTACTCCTGTTCTTGCTGGGCTTGGTACTCCTACGAAACAATTTTCATCTTGCGTTCTTATTAGATCAGATGATGATTTGGATAGTATTTTCGCGTCTGGTGAAATGATGGCCAAGTATGCCAGCAAACGTGCTGGCATTGGTTTAGAGATTGGACGATTACGTCCTTTAGGAAGCCCTATTAGGGGCGGCGAAATCATGCACACAGGTATGATTCCATTTTTAAAGAAATGGTTTGGAGATTTACGTTCATGTTCACAGGGAGGAATTCGCAATGCAAGTGCTACTATCTTTTATCCAATCTGGCATCACCAGTTTGACGACCTTATTGTACTCAAGAACAACCAAGGAACAGAAGAAACCCGAGTCCGTCATATGGATTATGGGGTTGTGCTTAGTGCTCTATTCTGGAGACGATTCAAAAACAAAGAACAAATAACATTCTTTGATCCTAATGAAGTGCCTGATTTATACCAAGCATTTTATTCTAACACAAAACTATTTGAAGAGCTTTATGTTAAGTATGAAAATACTCCGGGCCTTCGTACAAAAACAATGTCAGCCGAAGAAGTATTCAAGTCTGGCATCTTAAAAGAACGCACAGATACAGGACGTATCTACTTAGTGTTCATCGACAACGTGATGAATCAAGGACCATTTGATCCTGAGTATCACACCATTTACCAGAGTAATCTTTGCTGTGAAATACTTTTACCTACTAAGTCCTTTAAACGTCTGGATGACGATAGCGGTCGTATCGCACTTTGCACCTTGGGCTCAATCAATTGGGGTGCGTTCCGTAACCCAGAAGACATGCGCCGTGCTTGCCGTATACTGCATCGTAGCCTCAACAATATTCTTGACTATCAAGACTTTCTTTCCATCCAGTCTAAACTATCCAACGACGAAATCAGACCACTGGGAATCGGTATCACCAATCTCGCCTACTGGCACGCCAAGCGAAGCCTCAAGTACGGAGAACGAGACTCCTTGGCTGAAGTCAAGACGTGGATGGAACATCAAGCCTACTACCTAACTGAAGCCAGTGTAGAACTTGCCAAAGAACGTGGCAAGTGCTTAGGCAGTGATCATACTCGTTATGGACAAGGTACATTCCCGTGGGAACTACGTGCCAAAGGAGTGAACGAATTAACTGACTTTGCTCCGGAACTTGATTGGGAGACATTACGCAGTCAAATGAAGGAACACGGTGTTCGCAATGCTACACAAATGGCTGTAGCACCAGTTGAATCTAGTTCAGTTGTTATTAATAGTACAAATGGTATTGAAATGCCCATGTCGTTAATTAGTACTAAAGAAAGTAAAGCAGGATCATTTACACAGGTTGTTCCTGAGTATCATAAACTAAAGAACAAGTATCAGTTAATGTGGGAACAAAAAGACTGTGACGGTTATTTAAAAACTGCCGCAGTTATTGCTGCCTACGTTGATCAAAGTATCAGTACCAACACATTCTACAATCCTGCTCACTTTGCAGATAGAAAAGTTCCTACAACGTTGATTGCCAAGAACCTGATGCAGAGTCATTACTGGGGATTAAAGACATTTTACTATAGTTTGATTAACAAAGCAGGCAGTAAAGCAGTTGCAGAAGATGCACCCGCTATGTTAGAACCTATAAACTTTGATGACGAAGAAGACTGTGAAAGTTGTAAACTATAATGTTAGAAACAATTTGTGAAGTTTTAGAAGACGCTTATAAGCGTAACTGGATTACCAGCCGTGATGGTAACGTCAGCATCCGTCACCATGATCGTGATCACTTTTACATCACACCTTCGGGTGTGCGTAAGCAGACTCTGCAACCAGATCAGTTTAAAAAGATGGGTATCGAGAAAGGTTACTGGAACCAACCTCCTCAAATTTACTATGCAAGCAAGGAATTAGAGTACACTGATATTAGTGAAAAGTTAAAACCCAGCGGAGAACTTCCCTTGCACTTCGGCCTACAAAAAGAAATGGGTCAACACAGCAACGATGTGCGAGTAGTTGTACATGTTCATCCCACTTACTGTATTGCAGCCATGCACGCCGGCATAGATCTTAGTACTATCAGCGATGCATTTCCAGAACTCAATCGTTACACACGAGTAGCACCCAATGTAGGCGATGTGCCTCCTATCAGTCAAGAGCTTGCCGATCAGTGTCATAAGAATCTACAGTTAGATGATCTTGGTAATATTGCCTATGATATTGTAGGTATCAAAGGTCATGGTGTTGTGGCCATTGATACAAGCCCGTGGCGGGCATACGAGCATATCGAACGATTAGAACATATTTGCCGGATAGTACTGGCCAGCGGAAAATATTAAATGACAGTGTTGCCCCAGCTGGGTGATGTAGATGTATTTGACAGCATAGCCATCGATGATCTTTGGTGTGTGGATAAACTAATCTTATCAAAAAAATTAGGTTATACATGTGGGCCTGCAGGTATATCGCCCCCAGCGCCTAGACAATATGTAGTGCGTCCTATTGTAAATCTAAAATCAATGAGTGTTGGTGCCACAATACAATATCTAGATTCAGATTCGATTCCAGATGGTTATTTCTGGTGCGAGCTGTTTGCTGGCCGTCATATGAGTTTTGATTACCACTGGGGCAAACAAACACTGGCAGTGGAAGGATTTAGAACAGATCCACTACGCTTGGACAGATTTAGTCAATGGACAAAAATCAACGAAGTATTTGCATTGCCAGATGTACTGCAAACAGTTGCAGACCGCAATGAGTGGTTGAATGTGGAAGTGATAGGTGATAGGGTAATTGAAGTACATTTTAGATACAATGATGACTTTGCCAATCATGATGCCGCTACTATCGTACCAGTCTGGCGCGACGAGTTTTACCCCAGTCCCGCAGGTGATAGACTGGGATTTATATTAAAAGATAATATCGAATTAACAAAACAGGATAACAAATGAGTAAAGAACAATATAACTTAACAACAAAAACAGACTACCTAAGTCGCAAGATGTTTCTGGATCCAGCTGGTCCAGTTACTATTCAACGATTCGAAGAAGTCAAATATAAAAAAATTGCAGATTATGATGCAACTGCACGTGGCTTCTTTTGGCAACCAGAAGAAGTAAGTCTTACAAAAGACAGCAATGATTTTAAAGAAGCCAGTGATGCAGTCAAACATATCTTTACCAGCAACCTGCTACGTCAAACCGCACTAGATAGTCTACAAGGTCGTGGTCCAACACAGGTATTCACTCCGGTATGTTCATTACCAGAAGTAGAAGCACTGATGTATAACTGGGGATTCTTTGAAACCAACATTCACAGTAAGAGTTATAGCCATATTATCCGCAACATCTATAACGTACCCAAAGATGTATTCAATACTATTCACGACACTAAAGAAATTGTAGACATGGCAAGTAGTGTTGGCAAATATTATGATGCGCTACATTTAATAAACTGCCGCAAGGAAGTGGGAGAAGTAATTGACGAGCATGAACACATCAAGGCTATCTGGATGGCACTGAATGCTAGCTATGCATTAGAAGCATTTCGCTTTATGGTTAGCTTTGCTACAAGTTTAGCCATGGTAGAGAACAAAATCTTTATTGGTAACGGTAACATTATCAGTTTGATTCTACAAGACGAATTGTTGCACAAAGGCTGGACTGCTTATTTGATCAATCAAGTTGTCAAGGAAGATTCACGCTTTGTCAAAGCCAAACAAGAATGCGAGTCAGAAGTTTATGCTTTGTATGTAGATGTTATTCGTGAAGAAAAAGCCTGGGCAGATTACTTGTTCAAGAAAGGTCCGGTTATTGGATTGAACGCTGCCATCTTAAAAGAGTTTGTTGATTACACAGCAGTATCTGCATTAAAGGATATCGGTATTAAATATCAAAGTCTTTTAAGA